ACTTTAATTGGAAAAGGATATAAACAATTTTGGAATTTTAAGGGAAGATATAGAATATTAAAAGGTGGAAGAGGAAGTAAGAAATCTACCACAGCATCATTTTGGTATCCTTATAATATGATGAAATATTATCATAAATATGGATTAAAACCTAATACATTAGTAATAAGAAGATATTATAATACCCATAGAGATAGTACTTTTGCTCAACTCAAATGGTCAATAAATAGAATGGGTGTTAGTCATTTATGGAAGGCAACGAAATCTCCTCTTGAATTAACTTATTTACCATCAGGTCAAAAAATAATGTTTCGAGGATTAGATGACCCACAATCTATTACATCTATAACCGTAGAAGATGGATATTTATGCTGGGTGTGGTGGGAGGAAGCTTTTCAGTGCACTAATGAGGAAGATTTTAATAAAGTTGACATGTCTATTAGAGGTGATATGCCAGAACCTTTATTTAAACAACATACTCTTACTTTCAATCCTTGGAGTGAAAAAATATGGATTAAAAAAAGATTTTTCGATAAGGTAGGTGGAGAAGGGGTAAGTGAGGATGGAGATATATTAGCAATAACAAAGAACTATGATTGTAATGAATTTTTAGGTGAAGATGATATAAGAATATTTGAAAAGATGAAAGAAGAAAACCCCAGACGATATAGTATAGAAGGATTAGGAGAATGGGGAATAGCAGAAGGATTAGTATTTGAAAATTGGCAAGAATTAGACTTCAATCCTGAAGAATTAAAACGACAACTTGATAGAAATGATAACCCTAAATATAGACAACTTCACGGATTAGATTTTGGATATACTAATGACCCTACTGCATTTATAGCATTATTAGCAGATGAGAAAGAAAAGAAGATATTTATATACGATGAGGTATATAAAACACATATGAAAAATAAAGATATATATGAAACATTAAAATATAAAGGATTTGAAAAAGCAAGAATATGTGCAGATTCTGCAGACCCAAAAACAATAGATGAATTAAAAGATTTAGGATTATACAGAATATATGGGGCAAAAAAAGTAAAAGGCTCTGTAAAAGCTGGAATTCAAAAATTGCAAGATTATAAAATATATGTACATCCATCTTGCGTTAATACTATAGTAGAATTAAACAATTATGTATGGGAAACTGATAAAGAAACAAATAAACCTACTACTGAACCAATAGATGAATATAATCATTTAATGGATGCTTTAAGATATGCAACAGAAGAATTAAATACCTCTAATTTTAGTTGGTAAATTCAAGGTATGTAATTATATGATGAAGTTAATAAAAGTAGTGTATAATTGATTTTATGGCTTCATTATAGAGATAAAAGAGATAAATTTTGATAAAAGGAGGTAGATAACAAATGTTTTTCTTAAATTATGAAAATAGTAATGCGTTAGAGATAAAAAATAAAATAAGTAGATTAAGTACCTATGGCAGACCACAAGAAGAATTTATATACTCAAATATCAATGAATTTGAAGAAAGCGAAAAAAGAAAAATGATGTTAACAGCTCAAGCTTATTATGCAAATGATAATGACATCAAAGATAGAAAACGCTATTATATTGATAGAAAAGGGGTTCAGCAAGAGATAAAGAATTTATCCAATAGTAAATTATCACATCCCTTTATGCGTAAATTAACAAATCAAAAGGTTAATTATTTATTAAGTAAAGAATTAAGTATACAATGTGATAACGAAGCATTTTCAGAAGCTTTAGGCAAATATATTGATAAAAAATTTTTAAAGATGTTAAAAAATGTAGGAAAAGATGCTATAGTTAATGGAATAGCGTGGGTGCAAGTATATTATGATTATGAAGGAAATCTCAAATTTAAAAGAATACCATCAGAGGAAATCATTCCATTCTGGGCAGATGCAGACCATACCATATTAGAAGCTGTAATAAGATATTATACTATTATTGAATATTTACCAGATGGAGTGCAGAAAGAGGTTGTAAAAGTTGAATATCATACTAATGAAGGAGTATGGTATTATGTGAAAGGTGATAGAGGGTTAAAACCTGACCCTGATAGAGGAGAAGGAGTTAAAGGACATTTTATAATTAGTCAACAAAGAACAAATGAAGAAGGAGAAATATTAGTAGATGAAGAAGGAAATCCTATTATAGAAGATGTTCAAGCAACATGGGATAAAGTTCCATTTGTAGCATTTAAATATAATAGTGATGAGATTAGTTTATTAAAATGGATTAAATCTTTAGTAGATGATTATGATATTAATACATCAGATACTTCAAATAATTTACAAGATGTTCCAAATAGTATAAAAGTTGTTAAAAATTATGATGGCACTGATAAAGGAGAATTTGTTCAAAATCTTGCTACATTTAGAACTGCCTTTGTATCTGGAGATGGAGATATGACAGCAATAGAAACAAAAATGGATATTGCTGCTATTGATAGTCATTTAAACAGATTAAGAAAAGATATATATGAAGCAGGGAGTGGAGTTGATACACAAGAATTAAGTCTTGGAAATGCTTCTGGGGTTGCTCTTAAATTTAGATATGCTGACCTTGATAATGATACCGATAATATGGCAAATGAATTTTCAGCTGCTTTACAAGAATTGATTTGGTTTATTAAGGTAGATTTATTTAATAAAGGTATTGGAGATTTTACAAATGAAGAATTTGATATTATTTTTAATACTGATAATATAATAAATGAATCAGAAGTTATAGCAGATGCTAAAAATAGTGTAGGAATTATTAGTGATGAAACAATCGTAGCAAATCACCCATGGGTAACCGATACTCAACAAGAATTGGATAGACTTGCAAAAGAGAAAGAGGCCAAGATGGCTGAAATGCAAGAGTTGATAAAACAACAAAATCCAGACTTTGGGAATGATGGGGATAACTCAGGGGATGAAGGAGCCAGTGAAGGCGGTGAAGAATAATGCCAAAGCTACCAAGTAAAGAGTATTGGGAAAAGCGTTCAAAGCTAACACTAATACAAAATGAAAAATTAGCTCTACAATATGAGAAAGACTTAAAGAAAGCCTACCAAGCTACTATTAAACAAATCACTAAAGAAATAGAAGCATTTTATGGGAGGTATGCAAAGGAGAATCAGATTACTTTATTAGAAGCTCGTAAAAGGCTTACACCCAAAGAATTACTCGACTTTAACCAGCATGCGAAGATATATTTAGATGAAGTAGAAAGATTAGGTGACAAGGCCTTTACAGCGGAATACAAAGCTTATCTGAAAGAGTTATCCGGGAGAGCTTATGTAAGCAGAATAGAAGAGTTAATTACTAATATTAGACATAATATAGAAACTCTTTCTACTGGCTATAACATAGGTCTTGGACAAATATTAACTGAAGCATATCAAGATGGCTTTTACAGAACAATGTTTGATATTCAAAAGCAAGCAGGCTTCGGGATAAGCTTTACCACTCCCGGAGGTAAACAGCTTGAAATGGCTATAAGAGAAAGATGGATGGGTCAGAATTATAGTGACCGAATATGGGCAGATAAGAATAAACTAATTATTCAACTTGAGCAAATGCTTTCCCAAGAGTTTGTAAGAGGTAGAGGCCCAAGGGAAGTAGCTAAGGATTTCTCAGATAAGATGCAGACCAGCTATTACAACGCTCAAAGGCTTATTCGTACAGAGCTTAATTATATTAGTAATAAGGGAAGTATGAAAGCCTATGAGGAAAGTGGGGTTGTAGAGAAGTATCAATACCTTGCTACATTGGATAGTCGAACATCGGATATATGCAGGGAATTAGATGGGAAGATATTTGAATTAAAAGAGGCTAAGGTAGGGGTTAACCTCCCTCCACTTCATCCACATTGCAGGTCAACAACTATTCCATATTTCGAAGATAATGAAATAGAGGATAGAGTTGCAAGGGATGAAGACGGGAAAGGGAAATCCTATAAGCTTGGAAAAGATGTCACATTCTTTAAATGGGTAGAGCAGTATGGAAGTCCAGAATTCAAGAAACGCATACAAGAACAAAGAAAGCGATTTCTTGATATGGATAAGCCTTCATTTACTATGGAGTCATTGACAAATCATTTAACTGAGTATGTTGGTGGCGGATATTTATCTGTAAAAGATGCAGTTACTCCGGAGGAGTTTGAATATATTCAATCAAAAATGAAGCCAAGTTCAAATAGCTATTACAGAATTGAGGAAAGGGAATTTACTGTAGAAGATAAAAATTTACAAAAAGGAAGCACGTTTACTTTCACAGACGACCTTAGGTCGTTTACTTCGGAATTTGATGACATTGAGAAGTTTATCAGACAAGCTGAAGATTGGGGAGGCTATGAGTCCCCTGTAGTATTTCAAACTGTAGGTGAAGTCAAAACTTTCGATATGGGCCCATATACAAAAGAATATACTAAAGTGATGGGTGACCAGCATGAGCATTTGATAGGTGGGGAAATGAAAGTTATTGATTTTGAGTATAAGTTTATAAACAATATTAAAGTCTTGTTTGTGAAGATAAAAAGAAGCTAAAAAGAAGAGAGAAGAAAAGTTGTAAAATTATAATAGTAACAAGTAACAATAACAATGTAAAATAATAATAGGTGCATCGAGGACGAAACCTCGGAAAAAAGCGTAGCACGGGATAAAAATAATATAAATT